CCCCGGGTGCAGGATCAACAGGTCGACCCCCGGGGCCGAGGTCAGGTCGAGGGCCGAGGTTAGGTCGCTCATCAGCACCCATACCCTCCCCTGCACATGACCATCTATCGCGGCGCCGATGATGGCGTCCCGGACCCGGCGGAGGATCGGAGCGAGCATCAGCGCGTCGGTTGATCGGGGCGCGATGCACGAGCACGCGCTCACGAGTGCGTCGTAGTCGTACAGCAGGTCATTCCCTGCGAGGTGCTTCCGGGCGAGCGTCGTCTTCCCTGCGCCGGGCGCACCCGAGAGGATGGTGATGCGCGGCGCCCAAGGGCCGCGCTTGCCTGCTCCGTTCGCCATGTCGCTCGCGGTCTTCCTCTGGTGACAGGCGCGGCACAGCGGCTGCAGGTTGTCGGCGGTTGAGGTGCCGCCGTCCATCAGGGGGCGAATGTGATCGACGCACACCGCGGGGACCGTGCGGCCGACAGCGAGGCATAGACGGCAGAGCGGCTCGATGGCCCGAGCCGCTCTGCTCGTCTTGTGCCACTTCGACCCACGACCGTGCTTCCGCGGATCTTGCCCTCCGCGGATGGTCGGAGGCTTAGATGGCATGGATCGTCTCGACGGTGACGATGCAGCCGGGCGCATCGTCTGCCCACTGCTTCCCGACGATGAGTTCGGCGACCTGCGCATCGTCGCGGAACGCGATGCCTGAAAGCGCGTCCATGACGGCTTTCGCGAGGTTGTCTACGTCGGGGCGCTGGGCATGGTGCGTCGGTGCGGTCGTGCGCGGCTTGCCCTGCTTCGTGAGGTGACTCGCTGGGCGCGGCATCATGAACCACAACGCGACGCGCACCGCGCCCTCGAACGGCTTGCCGATCGCGTCGTGCGCCACGACGGCGCATCGAACCTTCCACGCGTCGGCGTTGGCCGGGTTGTAGACCCCGACGAACTGGCCGCGGCGGTAGGCGCGCGGACGCGGTTGCGGCTTCGGCTCGCCGTCGATCACGAATCGGAGCGAGCGGCGTCCCTTGCGATGCTGAGTCTTCGATACAGGTGATGATGCACCGCTCTCGCGTTGCCTGCGCGGACCTCCGCCTCTATGTGCTTCATCAGGCGCTCGATCTCGTCGTCGAGCTGGCAGAGTTCCTCGAGCCATCTGCGTCCTCGTTCCTCTGCGCTGTTGCGCTGTTGCTCTGCTCGCGCGCACTCCTCCGCGCACCGTTCGAGGCGCGCGCTGAGGTCGGCGGTTGTTGGGTCCTTCGGTGCCCGAGGCATCAGAACCCTCGCAGGCTCGTCACGATGAAACGCAACGACTCGCGCGTGCCGCCCGCGCGCACCCAGTCGCGCAGATCCTTGTGGCGGCCCGGCGGTCGAACTATAACGACCGAGCGAGCGATCTTCAACAGGCGCAGCCGGAGCGCGCTCGCGCCTTCCATCCCCGGCGCGTCGGCGTCGGCGACGATGACGGCGTCGCGTCCCTTCGCGAGCGGCACGACGAGGTCTTCGCAGACCCGGCATCCGGGTCGGGCGACGGCGTCGAGGCCGAGATCGAGCGCCGCAGCGAGGTCGCTTTCGCCCTCGACCACGAACAGCGACCCACGAGGGGCAGTACGGCCGGCCGGCAGCATCAGTCCGAGTCTTGATCCCGTGCGGCACACCTTGCCGCCGTCCAGGAGTCGCCTGCGGAACCCGACGATCCGAGCGCCTTGGTGCATCGGGAATGTCCAGGCGTCGCCGTCCCATCCGCATCCGATGGCGCGCAAGGTGTCGACCGAGGTTCCCCATCGGTCGGCGAGTTCCGCGGCGCGGGTTTGCGTAAGGGCGTCGGCGTAGCGCGGTTGCAACCATCCAAGGTCGGCGGGGTCGGGGCGCTCCTGCCGTTGAACTACGACTCGCACGGGCTCGAGTGCGCCGCCGTCGGTGCGGTGGAGGTAGCCCGCGTCCCCGATGCGGCGGTCGCTCTCGACGCGCGGGCAGATCGCGAGTCCCCTCGCTGCATCAACGAGGCACCATGACTGCGTGCGGTGGAGGTGCGAGCAGATCGGGCACGGCAGGGCACGCGATACGCGGCGTCCCTCGAAGGCGACCTCGCCCGTCTTGCGGTCGGCGAGCACGAGGTGGCTCACAGGATCCCCTTCTCGCGCATCTTCTTGACTGCTGCGGCCCATTCCTCGAGTGCCGCGCGGACGGGCAGATTGTCGAGCGAGGCGTTCTCGAGCAGCAGCTGCGCGATCGGTCCCCCTGCGTTAGCGAGCCGGATGAGGCTTGCGAGGATCTCCGCGGTGCGACGATCCTCGCAGTAGTCCTCGGCCTCGAGGCGCGTCAGCGTTTCCGCCGCCGTGAGCTTCGCGTACTTGCGGGTCATCGTCCCCTCGCGATCTTGCGCGCCTCGTCGAGCGTGACGAGTGCTCTGTCCTCGGCCCACACGAACGCGGCCGCGCCTTCGAGGTCGCGCCCTTGCGCGTCGACCTGGGCGCATACCCACTCGCCGCGCTCGTTCTTGCTCATGAGGCGCACGCGGACGAACGCGAGGTCGTGCGGTTGCCGTTCGCTCATGCTGCGACCCCTTCCTTGATGCGGCCGATCTCTTCGCTCGCGGTCTTGCGGTCGAACGCGGCCGGGTCTCGCCCGTGTCTCCTGAGGAACCACGCCTGCGCTTCGGTCGGGCGCTTCATCAGCGCGTCGATGATGGCGCTCGCTTCGTCGAGCGTGAGGCGGTCGGTGTTCGGCACGCCGTTGCGAGCGAGGTAGGTGCGCTGCTTCTCGCTTGCCGGGATCTTCGCCCGGAAGCCCTTCACCTTCGGCGGCGCGATGCCAACGAACTCGAACGGATCGACCGCTTGGGTCGTGTACTTCGCGGTGCCCTTGAGCAGTTGCCGCTTCGCGCGTTCCTTCTCGTCGCGCACGAGGAGCTCGGTGCGGTCGAGCATGGCGAGCACGTCGATCTCCTCGCCGGGCGCCTCGGCCGCTTTGCGGGTGGAGCGTTGCCGCGTCTCGTCGTCCCACTTGCCGCCGAGTACGTCCCCGGCGTGCACGAGCCGATGGCGTCCGCAGTTGCCCATGAAGTCGAGCAGCAGCACGCTCGGCTTCACGCTTGCGGCGATGGCGAGTCGGCGCTCGTCGGCGGTCGCGAGTCGGTCGACCGTGTTCGGCAGCGGGCGCGTGCCCCTTCCGGCCATCTGGCAGTACAGGCTCCGGCTCTTCGTCGGTCGAAGCATGGCGACGACCTGAACCCCGCGCCCGTCGGTCGCAGGATCGTCCCATCCCTCGGTCGTGATTCCGACGTTCGCGAGGTACTGCAGTCGGCCCGCCCCGAAGTCGCGCAGGATGTTGCGCCGCTCGTCGCGGTCGGTCGCCGCGTGAATGCAGGCCGCGCTCCCGGTCTTGTGTCGGTTGATGATTTCCGCGACGCGCTTCGCGTGCTCGACGGTCGTGCAGAACAGCAGCGTCCTTCGGTCGCCCGCGATCTCGATCGTCGGGCCGACCATGCGGTGAAGCGTCTGCTCGTACTCCATCAGCGCAGCGAGGTCGGCTCCGTTGAGTTCGCCCGCGGTCGTGCGCACGCTCGAGAAGTCGAGCCCGTGAACGTGCACCACGCTTTGCTTCACAGGGACGAGCCATCCGTCCCTGATGCCTTCGAGCATTCCGTACTGGTACGCGACCGAGGCGAAGATCGACCCGAGCGCGCGCTCGTCGGCGCGGTCAGGCGTCGCGGTCGTGCCGAGCAACCGCGTCGCTGGGTTCGCCTTGAACCACTCCCACACGGCCGACCACGTGCTCGCGGTCGCGTGATGCGCCTCGTCGAACCACACCGTCCCGAAGTCACTCGGTCGGAAGCGCTCGGCACGCATTCGCCCGTTTCGGCGGCTCGTGAGGGTCTGCACGCTCGCGACCACGACGGGGCATCGGCTGAACCCGTCTTCGATGGAGCGTCGCGACGCCATCTCCACGGCAACGTCGCAGCGCGCCACGCGTCGGATCGTCGCGGCCGCTTGCTCGACGAGTTCCTCGCGGTGCGCGACGACCATCGCGCGCCCCCCGAAGCCGATGCGGTCGCCGATGATGCTCGCGGCGGTCACGGTCTTGCCGGTGCCTGTCGCCATGACGAGCAGCGAGGACTGGTCGCGTGTCCAAGCGTCGCGCACCGCGTCGATGGCGTCGCGTTGATAGTGTCGCAGCATCACCCTTCTCCTCGGTACATGAGCGTCCGCACGGCGGTCGCTGCCGTTGCCTTGTTGATGGCCGAGGCGAGCGTCTCGATGTCGGTCACGAGGATCGTGTTGCGGCGAGCCAAGCGATCGCACTCAGTCCGCAGCCGTTCGATCTCGTCGGCGGCTTCGGTAACCATCTGCCGCATGAAGTAGCCGCCCTCCGATTCGCGAAGCCGGGTCACGATGTCGGGGTCGGTCATGCCTTGCCTCCGTTCTTGCGTTGGGCGTATGCCACCGCCTCGCGCGCGGTCTCGGCTTCCATCATGACGCGCTGCACCCACGGCAGCACGATCTCGTCGGCGCGGGACACCGTGAGGCATCCCGCGCCGTCGTCCCACTCGATCTTCGCGCGCGACGGGCTCACGGTCACGACGATGCCGAGTCGGTTGATCGCGGCCCATCCCGTCTTCGTCGTGCCGATGAGGAATCCCTTCGCGAGGAGCCACCGCTTCGCGGTCGACCACTGCTCGGCTTGTCGTGCGCGGCTCATCGGTCGCCCTCGACGAGGTCGGTCGGGATGGCGTGATCGTTGACGAGGCGGCTTACCCATCCGACGTTCCGGCACGTGCGGCACCCGTGGCCGTGGCACACCGGGCACTCGCGAGCAGGGGTCGCGCCCTCGACGGCGGCGATGGCGTTCGCGAGGTCGCTGCCGATGGCGTCGCGGTTGAGGAACACGCCATGCGGGCCGTCGGCAAGGTCGAGCGCCATGCGCTTCGCGGCGCGAAGCGTGTCTCGGAGTTCGGTCATCGCCTCGCGAGCGGCATCCATCGTCGGGAGTTCGCTGCCGGCATCGTCGCCGTCATCGCCTGCATCAGCGTCCTCGCTGGTGTCGTCTTCGTCCTCGACCGGTCGGCGGCAGGCCGCGACGAAGGGATGCGTTACGGCGCAGAGTCGCGCGATCTCGCGGTCGCTCTTGTCTTGGTACCCGGGCAGGCCGAGGACCATGGCGACGGCTCGCTTCTTGTCGGCGTTGGTGCGCCGCACTCCGTGCGCGGCGTTGCTCCCCGCGGCGATGAGCACGGCGTCGACCATCGTGCCGGGCGTGACGTTCGCGAGGATCCGGTCTTGGCCGAGGCTGCGAGCGGCTTCGACGCGATGGAAGCCGTCGGCGAGCCATAGGGTCGTCCCGTCATCGACGACCGCGATAGGCGGGAAGGCGTGTCCTGCCTCGAACGCCTCGGCGTATTCCGCGACCGCGTCTTCGGTCATCTGCGCGCGAGCTTGGGTACCGCCGTCCATGCGGAGGGCGTCGAGGGAAACGTGTCGGGGGTTGCGTGAGTTGCGTGGCATGTTGGGTTCCGTGCCCTCCGAGAGGGCCGAGTGCTGAGCGACCCCCGCTCAATCCTCGCGGGGGCGCGTGCCGCTCCTTTCGGGCGTCGGCGTCGCGCTGCACGTATGTCCATTTCCGCCGGAGGTACGGCGCGCTTCACGTGCTGAGCGCGGCGGCTACGTTGCCGCCGGAGCGAGGTAGGGTCAGATCCTCGCCGCGAGCCGCGTGGCAATCGTTACCACGCGACCATCCTCTGGTGCCCTACCACGGCGGCACCTCTCCGGCTGCGCGACCCGCAGGTCTTCGTCCGCGCGCAGCACCGGGTACTGGGTTGTGGTCGGCGCGGGGAGCGTACTGCTCGCTCCCCGCGCCGAGAAGCGATCACGGTTCCGTCGTAGGGGTCGTGCTCGCCTCGGAGGTCTTGCGCTCGATCCATGCGTCCGCGCCCTTCGACCAGGCGCGCGGCCAGTTCGCGAGATCGCTCGGCGGGTCGAGGTTCTTCGTTTTCATGTCGGCGACCATGTCCGCGAGCGTGAGGCCCGCGGCCTTGAGCTTGCGCCGGATCGCGCCTGCGCCCGCGACGCCGATCACCTCGACGGCGACGGTCTCGGCGTCGTTGCGGCGGTCGATCTCGTTCTCGTCTTCCTTCGGCATCTGCAGGAGGTCGCGCACGAAATACGCCTGCTGCGTCGTGAGCGCTCCGGCCATTGCCTTGTCGAACGGCCGTCCGTTGCCTTCGAGGATCGGCCACGGCAGATCGACGAAGTCGCGCGTCTCGCCGCTCTCATGGTCGAGGCGGAAGGACGACACGAGCATCGGCATATTCCCGTCGACCACGTGCCACGACACGCGCGACACGGCAAGGCCCGCGGCGTTGAGCGCCTCGCGCGCACCGGCGAGCATGGTTTCGGCACTCGCGTACTTGTACTTGTGGTGCGCGTTGTAGGCGTCCTTGCCGACGGGTCGGACGAGGGACTGCGCGCGCACGAGTGCCGCGCTGAGGTTCGGGGTCGCGGTCATGACTTGCCTCCTGCCTTCCGAACGTCGAAGCGTCGGTAGGTCGTTGCCTTCTTCATCTCGGCCGCCTCGGGCCACCGTGCGACGATCGCCGCGGTGTCGAGCCCGGTGCGGCTCACATTGTGGAACCGGATCGTCCAGGTGCCGTCGGTCGCGGTGTCGGCGTCGCCCATCGCATGCAGCACGGCCGACTTCGCCGCTTCGTACTTCGCCTCCGCGGCCGCGAGCTCGTCGCGCGCGATGCGCTCGCGAGCGATGAGCGTCGCGTCGATGTCGACCTTCTTGGCGTCGCGACGCACGCGAGCGAGCACGTCGGGCGACGGCGCGGCGTCGGGTTCCTTGCCCTCGATCACGTGTCGCGCCCACCATTCCTCGCAGCGCGCTTCGATCTCCGCGCATACGTCCTCGTCCCGTTCGATGCGGTAGAGCGCGAACGAGAAGCCGAACGCGGCCGAGAGTTTCGCCACGTGCGCGACGCTGCTCTCGGCGCAAAGCATCTGGAACTGCACCTGCAGGGCGACGCGCTCGGGCACTTCGTTCGAGCCCGCCGGACCCCATCCGTCGGTTACGCTGGTCGTCTTGGCTTCGACGATCTCGCCGCCCTTCGCGAACCGGTCGAGCATGCCGTCGATGTTCGCCCGCATGACGCCGCGCACGAACGTGCTCGTCGGTGCGACGATCTTGCGGCCGAGTTCCTCGCTCGCGAGGTCGAGCAGCACGCGCTCGAAGGCCGTGCCGATTCGCATCGCGTCGTTGGCGGGTGCTGAGTCAGCGCGCCCGGTCTTCACCGCCCATACGTCCCATGCCGTCCTCCACGGGTCTCGCCCGAGGATGGCCGCGATCTCGCTCGAGCCGAGGCCCGAGTCGCGCGCGGCGAGTTGCTTCTCCGTGATCGTCATCTCATCGCCCTTGTGAAACGCCACGCCCCTCGCCGGGTTGTGCGGACCCGCAAGCGAGGGGCGTGGCTTTGGTGTCTTCGGTCCGCACGGCGCGAATCATAACGACGCCGCCACGGTTGTAAAGGGGCTACGTGCGCGGTCGACCGGGTGGCCTTCGCTCGAAGCGCGACAGGTCGCGACGATGCCATACCTTCGCCGTGCCGACGATCATCGCGGGAGCGATGCCGCGCGCGTCGGCCAGTTGACGCACGCGCTGCGCGCTGATGCGGAGCAGTTTGGCGAGTTCGGCAGTGGTAACGACTTCCATCGTCGGAAGGGTAAGCGATGAGCGCGGCGAAGGCAAGTCACGACCCCCCTTCCTTCATCAGTTGCAACGCTGATGCCATGCCGATGAGGAACGCGTTGAGCTGCTCGTCGTTCGCGATGAACGGCATCGCCTTGCCTTGCATCGTCACGGCGGTGAGCGAGCCGCCGTCGGTCACGGTGCGCGCGAAGCTGATGCGGTTCCCGAAGTGCTTCGAGAGCTGCGTCGATAGGTCGTCGTTGACGCTGCGCAGCAGTTCATTCATGAGATCCTCGGTGACTTCGAGCACCTCGGTCGATTCCCCTTGCACCAGGACTTCGAGCAGTGCGCGAATCTCGGCGGGCAGTTCGTTCGGGTCCTTCATGGGGTTGCCTTTCGCACGAGGCGGCGACGGCCATCGGGCGCGATCACCACGCAGTGGTAGCCGCCCTTGAGCGCGAAGCCGATCACCGCCTTGATCTCGGGATGATCGGCCGCTCGCGGCGCGTCCTCGTTGATTACGACGGTCTGCTTTCCGTCGACCACGTGCGTTCGCACGATGCAGCGGGTCTTTCGCGGCGTCGCTTCGAGCGGCATCAACCCGCCCGCCCACGCGCACACGAAGTCGCGACAGGGTTTCCATCGCGTCTCGTATGCGGCGCAGTGATTCGTCGCGCACCCGTCGCGGTTCGCGAGGCGAGCATTCTCGCACCATTGCCCGTGCGGCTTCTTGGTGCCGTCGTCGCGGTCGATCTCCATCAGCTTGCAGCACATGGAGCAGTCCCCGCACGGGCGGACTTGGTGCAGTACTCGGAGTGCGAGGTCGGTCATCGGGTCACCTCGGGCATGGTGCGCGCGCTCGCTTCGGCGGGCGTGAGGGTGTTGGGCGGGAGGATAGTGCGGCCAAAGCGCCGCGCCCATCGCTCGACGGCGGCTTCGAGTTCGTAGGCCGCGGTCGTCCATTCGTGCTCGTTGTCGAGGTCGAGGTGCCCCATTCGGGCGTTCGCGACGCGGAGGACGAGCGACTCGTTGGCCGCTCCGATGCCGCGCGGATCGCGGCGGCAGAGTTCGACGGCGATCGCGATGCGGCGGTCGGGTGCGAGGACAGGGAAGGCGCTTGCGATAGTGTGCATGGGGTTTCCTTTGTTGGGGGTCACGCGAACAGGGTCGAGCCCTTGACGTTGCGCATCGTCGGGGCAGTACGGTCGAGGGTCACGGTCGTAGGTGCGCCGCGGCGGAACAGGTGCCGCACGGTCACGGTGTCATCGTCGATCGACGGAGCGGCGGCGACGTTGGAGCCGATGAGCGTGAGCGTCGCTTTGCCGTGCTGCATCGTCGTGCGCGCGAGCGGGTTGCCGCGGCGCGCGTAGACGATGCGCGGGTCGGTGCCGCCGAACAGGGCGATCGTCGCGAGGGGCGCGCCGTGCGCGACGGCGTTGATCGACGCGCGGAAGGCGCCCGCGGCGCCGTTCGCGGCATGCGATTCGACGAGGCGCGCGAGCACTTCGGAGTCGCACTCGCTCGTGCAGAGTAGGCCGTGCTCGCGAGCGAGTCGTTCGTGCGACGGGATGATGCCGTTGTGCGCGAGGAAGCCGCCCGCGCACGTGAACGGGTGCGCGCATGCGAGGTCTTCGGCCGCGCCGTGCGTCGCCCATCGCGTATGGCCGATCATCGCGGTCGCCGTCGTGGCGATGTCGGCGATGATTTCGAGGCCGTCGGTGACGGGGCCGATCGCGCGATAGGACCGGATGGTGCCGATGGAGTCGAGCCACGCGATGCCCCATGCGTGATGGCCGCGCGTGACTTGCGCCGCGGCGAGTCGGCACGCGGAACGGGGGCAGAGGGTTGCGTCGGGGGTCGAGGTGAACAGGGCAAACAGTCCGCACATGGTGATGGTCTCCGTGTTGGTGAGTGTGATGGATGAGGGGATTAGTCGACTTCGGCGGTGTCGTGCATGTCGTATCGCTTCGCCATGCGGACGAGCTGCTTCCGCATGAACTCATGGCCGTAGGTCGGGTGCGCGAACTGCCCGCGAGTCGCGCTCTTGCCGTTCCACACGAACAGGTCGTTTAGCATCGCTTTCACGAGGCGCTCGCCGCGGCCCTCGCCGCGCTCGCGCGCGACGCTCGTTTCGGGCATGTCGAAGGTCTTGGCGCGGTGGCCGTTGAGCGCGGCCTCGACCAGCGCGAGAGCGAGCATCGTCCACGCGACGATCTTCTTGGGGTTGACGCTGCCGCTGAACACGCGGAACTCGACGGTCGGCTGCGAGCCCGACAGGAGCGGCATGAGGTTGAGAGTGTGATAGCGGTTCGAGTTGATCGCGTTGCGCACGGTCGAGGTCGAGGTGTAGCGCGCGCCGCGCACGGTCGCGGTCTTGATGGAGCGGCAGTAGTGGTTCTCTTCGCGGCTCTTGGTGCCCGTCGTGGCGAACAGGGCGGCCTCCCAATGCGCGACGAGGTGGACGAGGCGACGCACGGCCGCGAGGTCGTTGGTCGGGAAGCCGACATGAATGTGCACGCCGCACGTGCGATTCACCTTGGCGCCCATCGCGGCGATGCGCTCGACGGCGATCGCGACGTTGTCGAGGCCGTCGGCGCCGCGGAGGACGGGCGACACGAACTCGACGCCTTGCATGCTCGGCACGTTGATGCTGCCGTCGGACGAGGCGCGCCACGCGCCGCTCACGATGCCGCGCTCGGGCATGTTGGGCACGGCGCGGCCGTTGTGATAGCCGCCGACGTTGAGGTTGCGAGCGAAGGGGATGCCCGTTTCGATCTCGACGCCGAACGTGAGGGCGGTGACGGCGGGAAGGGTCGGGAGGGCGGTGGACATGGTGGCGGTCGTGGGCATGGTGTTCTCGTGTTGAGGTGCGGG